GGCGGCAACGGTGGAGACATCTCAACGTTTATCTCAGGTGCCACGGCTTACCGCGCGGCTGGTGGCGGCGGTGGTGGGTCAACCGGCGGCGCGGCAGGCAACGGCGGTGTCGCAGGCAGCACAGGCGCTGGCAATAACGCAACCACAGCAGGATCGGGCGCTGGTGGCAGCCACAACGGTGGCGCAAGCGCCAACGGCGCCGCTGGCATCGTGTATGTGAGGTTCAAGGTATGAGTCAACTGACGTTCTACGCCAAAGTCAAGGCAGGCATCGTCACCGACCTGCACTGCGTTACCTATGAGTTCATCGTCGCCAACCCTGACCGCTACGGCAACCCCGACCTATGGATCGAAGCGTTTTACGACAACACTGGTCGCGGCTATCCCGGCATCGGCTGGACATACGACGCCGAGATTGACAAATTCATAGCCCCACCGCTACTGCCAGAGGTTGAATAATGAAATGGCAGTACATGCTCGAGGACTGGCTCAAAGCTTTCGTCGCTGGATCCGTCGCCGTGCTTATCACAAGCGACTACAACGTCGAAGGCGCGCTAAAAGCAGGGCTCGCAGCCGTGCTGCCGTTAATCTACGCCTGGGCAAACACGAAAGACCATAGGTACGGTCGCAAGTGAAGCTCGTAGTCAAGCCGGTACGGCTACCGGCTGACCTACGCAGCATTGAGTGGGGCAAACTGCCCGACTACCTGTTGGTGCCGATCAGGCCTTACGGCAGGCTGCATCCATTGGCTGCCCAGGCATGGGAAGCGATGCGTAAGGCCGCGCACCGCGACGGAATCAGACCGCTAAAGCCCACGAGCGTCGCAGACACGTATCGAAGCCTTGAGATACAAGAGCGTGGATTCTTGGCGCGTTACACCACGGCCCCGATTGAAAACAGCAAATCAATACGCACCTACAAAGGGCAAAAGTATTACCTGAAGCCAGGGCTGGCCCCGATGGCGGTGCCCGGTCGCAGCTTCCACAATTTGGGGCTTGCGGTTGATGTCAGTGATGCGAACGGCTTGCGCCTGCAATGGATGCGCGACAACTGCGACAAATACGGCTTCACATGGGAGCTGCAATCCGAGCCATGGCACATACGGTATTTCATGGCAGAATCAATACCGGCAGCAGTTCAAGAATGGATTGACTCGCATGCCAACAGAGATTTACGTAGCGCTGATTAGCGCAATCGCCATCATTATCGCAGCCGGGCTACCGGCCTGGCTGATCGAGCGAGCACGCAAAGAAAACAGCTCGGATCACGCATACGTGCGTCGGATTCTTACTAGGGTGGAACGCAAGATTGACAATCACTTGGAGGATCACAGCAATGGCGTTACGCGACGAATTGGAACCAAAAACGGAGAAATTGCAGACGTTGATTGAGTGGGTCAAAGCCCAACCCAACGCTGATGAATGGCACGAGGTGCTGATGGATTACAGCTACAGCCTTCGATCACTGGCCCAACTTTGTCTGAAGCACGGTGCGCCTAAAGCAGTTACGCAAAACACGGTGCACAGGTATCGCGAGCGCCATGCTTCGTGACGAAGTGAACCAACTGCAATCTGCCGATCAGCTGCGTCAGGCGTTGGCGCGCACACAGCAGGCACTGGTCAAAGCCAAGTTTGCAAAAGATGAGCTAATTAGCGCGGTGTATCAGGCCGCAAAGGATGCGGCCCTCGCGGTTGAGCCGGTACGAATCAAACCGATAGCCAAAGACAAACGCACAGGCAAGCCCGAGGTTGCTCTGGTGCATTTGACAGATTGGCAGTACGGCAAACAAACTGTGAGCTACGGCCCGACCACGTGCGCCCAACGCATCGCGCAGTTCATTGACAAGACCATTCACATTACGGACATTCAGCGCAAGCATCATCCGGTCAGAGAGGTCTACGTGCTGCTGGGAGGCGACATGGTCGAGGGATTGGGCATCTTTCCAGGGCAGGTGTACGAGGTGCACGCACACCTCTACGAGCAGCTGTTCACCGTGTCTCAGATCATCACGCAATCAATTACGACGCTGGCACAGCACTTTGAAAAGGTGCACGTGGTATGCGAATACGGCAACCACGGCAGGCTCGGTCGCAAGGGCGAGATGCCCGGTGGCGACAACATCGACCGCATCGCCTACGAGATTGCACGCGACAAATGCAAAGGCCTGACAGCGTCATGGCAGAGCTCGGGCGACTGGTACCAGATTGCGCGCATCGGCAACTACAAGGCGCTGCTCGTGCACGGTGACGAAATCAAAAGCTTCGGCGGCAACACACCGGCATTCGGCATCCTGCGTAAGGTCAACGCTTGGGCTGGTGGCGTCATCGAGGAGTTCACCGACTGCTACATGGGGCATTGGCACACGCCCATGAGCCTGACCATGGGCAACGGCAATCGAATCTTCGTGACTGGCTCGCCAGAGTCGCACAATGAGTACGCACGCGAATTCGTGGCTGCGACAGGCAAACCCAGCCAACGCCTACATTTCATCGATCCGACTAAGGGCCGCGTGGCGGCAGAATACGTTGTATGGCTCGACTAGACGCCTACCCCCTTGTGCGAGTCACCTGGCACGACGCCTACACGCTGGGCAACAACGAATGGCGCGATTTGGATGACATCAAGGATGAGCCCTGCGTGGTGTATTCGGTCGGATACTGGCTCAAACGCAAACGCTCAAGGCACCTGGTATTGATCCAGAGCTGTGCCGACGATGAGCAGGTTGACAACGTGCTGCTGATACCGATGGGCATGGTTAAAAAGGTCGAACGGCTGAGAATCCCCCACAAGCCCCGAAAAGCTCGCTAAGGTCAAATACATGGGATTGGAGGCCCATAACATGACAACACCACAGGTAATCACCTACGAAATACTCACCGGGTACTGCTCGGACACGATGCAGGAATTCCACCTCGTAGTATTCAGGCACGACACAGGCCGCATCAAGCGCGCCCAATTACGCATGCGCAACACGCCCGAATCCGACTGGAGCGATCCATTAGAGCTGAAACACCTGCCGGGCGAACCCACACACCCGAGCGCCGCATGAACCCCCTAGTCACCATCGGCGCATGCGCGTCGCTGATTATCGGCGGTGTCGGACTTGCGCTCACCCCAGAGCAGCCACTAGACCCTTGGGAGCCAGCGGTGTCATCGACCGTCTACCTTCCGCCCACGACCGAGGCACCGCTGGCAACCCCCCAGAATGGCACCATTGCCCCCTACGAAGGCCCAGGATGCGCCGAATGGGCACCCCTAGCCCTAGAGGCAGGGTTCACGCCCAGCGACCTGCCAACGGCCCTACAGGTCATGGAGCTCGAATCAATGTGCCTACCCGACGTAATAGGCGACAATGGCGAATCATTCGGCCTGATGCAAATAAACAGCTTTTGGTGCCAACCCAGCCGGTATTGGCCAGAGGGCTATTTGCAGGCATTCGGCCTAGTCAACGACTGCTCAGAGCTGATGTTGCCGCGCACCAACCTGATCGTCGCCTGGCACATCGCAGCCAACCACGGATGGCAAAACTGGACAACGTATGCTCGACTTCCTTGACGTCGTTGTCATTGCGTGGTGTTTCTGCGCAATAGCCCTGATCTACATTCTGGAAAGGTCAAAATGAGCAGCAACAGGGTAGACCCAGGCGATGCCGCTTATCGAGCATGGCAGCTCACCAAAAACGGTGATCGCATGGCTCAATACGGACACCCTTGGGATGACTACACCATGGTGCGCCGCATCTTCGGTGTGCTCACCAACTTCAAGCACAACCTGACGGTGCAAGAGGCAATCATGTTCATGGTTGCGGTCAAACTCGCCAGGCTGATGACATCACTTGACCGCGAGAAACTGCACGAGGATTCACTCATTGACGCAATCGGCTACCTGAACTGTTTGCACATGGTTGACGCAAAAGACAATCTTGTCGATGCCCCATTGCACATCGTTGGCGACATGTGGATTGACAGATGACAAGCCCACAGAAACGCAAAGGGCATGCAGCCGAGCGCGCCGTGGTCAAATGGCTTCGCACATTTGGGGTCAAGGCTGATCGAGTGCAAGCCGGTCGGCAAGACGACCGTGGCGACATTGATGGCCTGCCAGGCATCATCATCGAGGTCAAAGACCGCAAAACCCACAGCTTTGAGGACTACTTCAACCAGCTACGCAGACAAATACAAAACGCCGACGCATTTACAGGCGTCATCATTCTCAAACGACCAGGCAAAACCGATGTCGCTGACTGGATTGCCTGCATGCCTGCTTACGAGTGGATAAACCTAATCAAACTCGTGGAGGACAAATGAGCTTCAACCTTGACAACTACGTAGACGTACCTACTCGACTACGCATGGCGCTACA